GTGCTGTACATTTAAAAAAAGATATGCATGAGTTTATTGGAGAATTACTTGATTTTCCAAAAGGAAGTCACGATGATACTATTGATGCATTTTGGTTATCAACACAATATGCTAAAGGTAATAAAAAAGCTGGAAATGTAAAAAAACAAAAAAAGGGGGAATCATGGGAAAGTCCAAAAAAGAAATACAATTGGATAACTGGAGCAAGGTATTGATTTGTATAATAAATATATATTATATTTAGAACTATGATAGAAGCAGATAAAAAAGCAATATACATAAAAGAATTATGGGATAGATGGCATGATGCAAGAGTTGATTGGGAAGACCATGCACGTGAAGATATCGATTTTTATTTAGGAAATCATTTTAGTCAAGCAGAAGCTGATGCTTTAGCAGAAAGAAATCAATCAAGTGTGCCATTGGACAGATTATATGGAGCAATTGAACAATTTAAAGCTATAATAACATCAAAACCTCCTAAATTTTCTGTTTTGCCAAGAGAAGATTCTGATAGCGATTTAGCAAATGTATGGAAAACAATACTTGAATATATATGGAACATATCAGATGGTAACGAAGTATTTAAACAAACTATACATGATTATGCAGTTACTGGATTAGGTTATTTTTATGCATATGTTGACAATGAAGCTGATTATGGCAGAGGTGAAGTTAAATTTACATATATAGACCCATTTAGAGTTTGTGTAGACCCAAATGCAAGAAGTAGATATTTTGATGACTCATCTGGAATGATGCTATCTACCATATTTACAAAATTTCAATTATTAGATTTATATCCACAATTATCAGAAGTCAACGAAGAAAATGGCAAAATGTTAATTGATGAAATTGAAGCATATTCTGAAGATGAAACATATCCATCTCCTAAAAATAATAGAACAGTTGGAAGTTTTACTCCTGATGTTGTTAAAGATTATGACCATGGAGAAGGTTCAGAAAAATATCAATTAATTGAAAGTTTTTCTAAAATTAAAGTACCATATTACAGAGTTTTAGATACTCAAACTGGCAATGAAAGAATACTAGATAGTCAAAATTTAGAAATGTTTTTACAAGATAAAAATGTTGCAAAAGCAGCTGAACAAGGTATGATTGATATTGTTGAAGTTTTGCAAACAAGAATACAACTTACATGTACATTGGGACAAATAATTTTATATGAAAGAATATTAAATACAGATAAATATCCAATTGTTCCAGTTCCAAATATTTGGACAAATACACCATATCCAATGAGTGATGTAAGAAAAAATAAAGATTTTCAAAGATTTTTAAATAAAACAATGTCATTAATAACTTCACATGCACAAGCATCAAGTGGTTTAAAATTATTAATACCGCAAGGAAGTGTTGATGATATAGAACAATTAGAAAGAGACTGGGCAAATCCTAATGCAACAATTGAATATGACCCTTCATTTGGAGAACCTCACTTTCCTTCGCCACAACCATTATCTAATTCTGTAATGCAATTACCTGGATTAGTAGAAAAATATATTGATTTAAATATGGGTATATTTGAAATGATGCAAGGAAATACTGAAGTAGCTCCTAGAACATCTTCAGCAACGATGATGATGGAAGATTTTGGACAAAGACGTAGTAAGTCTAAATTAAGAGATATTGAAGGAAGTTTAAGAAGATTAGGGCAAGTTGTATACAATTTAGCAAAAGGACATTATACGTTTCAAAAAACATTTAGAATAGTTCAACCAAATAATGATATGAGTGAATATATGGTTAATTTTTATAACGATAAATCACAAGCAATATCTGAAATGCAAAATGATTTAACAATAGGTCAATACGATATAAATGTTATTGGAAGTTCTACAATGCCATCAAACAGATGGGGAGAATGGTCAATATATATGGAAGCATATCAAGCTGGTCTTATTGATAGAACTGAAGCATTAATGAAAACAGATATTTTTGACAAAGAAGGTGTGTTGCAAAGAATGGATATGATGCAACAATTACAATCTCAATTAGGTCAAGCAGAAGAAATGATTAAAAACTTACAGGGCGATTTACAAACAGCAAATAGAGAATCTATTGCTTCAAGAAAAAGAACTGAAGTTGAGAAATTTAAAACAGAATTAAATAGAATTAAATATGATGAAAAGGCTGTTAACGCAGAACAGTCTTCTAAACTAACCAATGCAGTTAAACTCGAACAAGAGAAATTACGTTTACGTAGTCAAGCTCAAGAAAAAGACGAGAGATTGCAAAACAAGGAGAAATCATGAATAATGCACTTGAAGAAGGGAATCTTCCTATGGAAGGTCAATCCAATGATAGAGCAGGGCATCAAGACAAGTCGACTCAGCAACAAGAACAATCTGGTGATTGGGAATCACAAGCTAAATATTTTCAATCAGAAAAAGATAAGTTACATGTTGAAAATCAAAAACTAAAGCAATATGAAGAAGTAGGTAAGTTTTTGGAATCAAGACCTGACATTACGCAAGCAGTTGCACAAATGGCTCAGGGTGGTCAACCAATGCAACCTCAAAGAATTGCTATGGATAAAGATGAGTTTGACCCATGGGAAGCCTATAACGACCCTAAGTCTAAATCGTATCAGTTTCGACAACAAGAGTTACAGGATTCTATTAGTGGAGCTGTTCAACAACAAGTATCTGGGATACAAAAACAAATGGGAATGGACAAACTTCAATCAGAATTATCCGCTAGAGGTTTAAATGCTGAAGAAATTAATTCATTCGTTGATTTTGCAAGTAAAAACCCAGCTGAATATGGTGTTGATGGGGCTATTAATATGTGGAAATCTGTAACTCAACAAGAACCAGTAGAGAATAATATGCAAAACGAAAGTTTTAACCCTCTTGATTCTATTCGTCAAAATCAAACAGTTCCTCAACAAGCAGGAGTTTTGTCTGGTGAGCAACCTGTAAGAAAAAGCGAACAAGATTCAATATGGGAAGGTATTGTTAAAGCTGGAGGTCGAAACAATGTATTGTAAATAATAATAATGAAATAACAAGGAGTAATTATAATGGCAAATTATAATGCTGGACAAGTAAAATTTGGAACTCCTGGTGCGGTAATTGATAGTACTATACCATCAAGAAGACTGTATGATTTTAGTGATAGGGTCGCAGACTTAGCCCCAGAAGAATCTCCATTTTTTGTATATTTGTCCAAAGTAGGAAAAGTTCCAACATCTGATTCTCAATTCAGATTTTTGGAAGACAGAACAAAAGTTTCTATTACTGATAGAAGCTTTTTATTAAAAGGCGGAATTACATTAGTCGCCGAAGGCAGTGACGATACTATGATTTTTGATACTGCTGGTGGTGATGGAGTCGATTGGTTAATACCAGGAATGGTTGTTGCAATTGGTGACGTAGATGGCAATTCTGTTCCAACAACAGCAAATGTAAGAATAAATAGTGTAGATAATTCATCAAGTGCAACTCAAACTTCGGTTACTTGTACTGTAATATCTCATGTAGCAACAACAAGTACTCTTGCATTAGCTGATGATTCAAAATGTACTGTAATTGGAACATCGTTTGAGCAAGGTTCAGGTGCTCCAGATGTATGGTCTCAACAGCTTGATAATGATTATGGATATACTCAAATCTTTAAAACAGCTTGTGAGATGTCTAATACAGCTAGAGCAACAGTATATAGAGGTTATGCTGATGAATGGGCAAGGTTATGGAATCTTAAATTAAGAGAACATAAAGTTGATATTGAAAGAGCAATGCTTTTTGGACAAAGAGGTAGTGCTGGTGGTATTCAGTATACAGATGGTATTGTTGGAAGCACAATTTCTGAAGGTTATGCAAATATTGTAAATGATGGTAGTGCATTATCTTATAATGAAGGCAAACCTTATTATAAATCTAATACAGCAGCACAATGGACATATGATGATATGTTATCTGATTTCGAAGTAATCTTTGACCCTGCAAGAGGTGGAAGTTCTTCTAAATTAGCTTTAGCTTCATTGCCTGTTATCTCTCACTTTAATAAAGTTGGTGATGGCGGTTTTGTTGATGGTTCTTTACTTAATTCAAGTGGAGCAGCATATAACTATAATGCAAGCAAAGGTGCATTTGGGCATCTTGTTCAAAAAATTAACACTATACATGGAGATTTAACTCTTGTTAAAGAACCTTTATTTAGAGGTTTTGCAGCAGGTTTTATGCAAATGGTTGATTTAGACCATTGTTCATATAGACCTCTTGTTGGAAATGGTGTTAATCGTGATACTTCAATAACAACTAACGTGCAACAAGCAGATGAGGATTTACGTAAAGATATGATTCTAACAGAAGCAGGTCTTGAGGTAAGTCTTCCTGAAACTCATGCACTTATTAATTTGGAGGGTGTGTAAGATGAGAAGTGATGTACTTAATCAAAATAGTGGAAGCTATGGAATGCTTCCTAATGTATATAAAGTATCGGCTAAAACAGCTGACTTTACAGCAGCAGCAGGATATGTGTATGTTGTTACTAAGTTAGATGGTTGTGACGTTACTTTACCAGCTCCAAATGTTGGAGATAAAATCAAGATAGTATTTGATGGTGCTACAAGTAATAGCCATACAGTTACTACTGATGCATCAACAACATTAATAGCAGGATGGGCAGCTATGTCAGATACAGCAGACCAAACTGCAGCAGCTATGGAGAATTTTGTAGCTGATGAAGTTGATGATAGAATAATTACTTTAAATAGAACTACTACAGGTCTATCGGGTATTATTGAGTTGACTGGTGCTGGTGCAAATAAATGGTACGCAGAATGCATTATTCATTCAAATGGTGATGCAGCTACACCATTTAGTTAAACCGAATCAATAAGGTTTAATAGTTTTGTAGAACTATGGGAGCTATCGTATAAAGGGTGGCTCCCGAATCTACATAAGACAATGATAATTTTATAAACAAGGAGAAGGTTATGGGAAGTTTCCCAGGTGGAACAATAGTAAGAGTCACCCCAACATTATCAACTGATGCATACGCACAGGGTGATGTTTTATTTGTAGCTACAAAAATTTCAGGAGCAGTATCAAATAGAGGTGGTGTTTCTTTTTTAAAGGCAATGTATGTATTAGATTCAAGTGACCAGTCTAGTGCAGATAATGATATACGTTTTGTTTTTCAAGAAAAAGAAGGAACAGCTGTAGGTACAATTAATGCTACAGCAAATATAAGTTCTGCAAATTTAGTTGCAAATAAAGTTTTAGGAACAGCAATGCTTGATGCAAATGCTAGCACTACTGCATCACATAT